TATTCCTCCTTTAAGCGAATAAATTAATATACGGGCCCCTAATGGCGACCCGTATATTATTATATCAAATGATTAAATTATTTGCCACAAGTTGGGCATTTGCCGTCTGCTGCAACAGCAGGTTTTACCGTTCCACCAGATTTAAACTTTGGACGCCCAAATCCTACAATTGAAACCATTACATTCTTTTTGTTTTTCTTATAAGCACGTAGTTTCTTGCAGGCTTCTCCGCCATTTCTCTGGCTTCCCTTTTTACCGTCTGCAGTAGTATTTCCTTCAATACACCATACGGTCCCGTCTTCATTATCCTCAATAACAATTCCGACATGAGAAATGCGGTCAACGCCATCAGAGGGGAAATCAAAATAGGCAATATCTCCTGGCTCAGGATCAGCAATATCTCCGTCAATCCAAGAGTTTGCTTTCTTAAATGCTGCTGCTCCTCCAGGTGTATATACTGTGTTTGGAATCTTGACTCCTGCTTCGTTTGCACACCAATTTACAAAACTTCCACACCAAGGTTGGAAATTTGCCTTGGTGTACGCTCCATATTTTGTCTCGTTGTCTTTTGGTCCCTCAATGTATCCTACTTGAGATTTTGCAACTTGAATTAAACGAGCAGCGGTTCCTGCGGGAGCCTTTGCTGTTTCTGCTGGTACTGGAAAATCTGTCATATTAATCTTTATCCCAATCTGTATCAACTGGTTGTTCTGCTGGCATAGCACCATCTGGTTTGTTAGCAAGACGTGCTCTTACTTCGTCTGCTTCAACGTCAGCTTTTAACTCGTTAATTGATAATTCTGATTCAAGCTTCTTATCTGCTTGCGTATTCTTTGCATCCATCTCTTTGTTATCAAGTTGAGCCTTCATGATATCTTTAGCTCCTGATTGCCCAATCAATAAACCTGCTAATGTTCCTGTAATAAATGTTGCAACTGATCCAAGAACATTGAAAAACATCTTATCGTTTTCTGATTGTGCTCCAATTGGTTGTGATACAAAAAGCAATCCGTATAGAATTCCTACTGATGTTAAAAACAAAATTGAACCTAGTGTTAATCCTAGGATAAACTTTAATCTTGCCTCAAGATCTGCTGGGGTTAATCTTTCTTTAGCCATTTTTTACCTTACTATTCTGATAGTCTGTCCATATTTTTTCACCAACAATATCTTTGCTGCATGTTCCTGTTGATTCACAAATTGGAGGATTGCATTCTGCTTTATCCCAATTTGCTTGATCTTGACATGGGTAGCGGAAGCTACCTTGATAGCCGCATGATGTTAGCGCCAAGGCTAGCAGTACGGCTGATATTGAGGCTATAGTCTTTTTCATATTACTATTATAGCATTTGCGCCCCTGAAAGGAATCGAACCTCTGACGCAGGCCTTAGAAGAGCCTCGCTCTATCCGCTGAGCTACAAGGGCATGAATAAAGGCCAACTTTCGTCAGCCTTTATCCGTAACCATAATCATCCTAAAGTAGCGAGCCCGAATGCGTAGGGGGGTTAGCGCCTACAGGATAATTATATTACATAATTAATTAAAAATCTTTTTAGTTCTCTTAACGCAATTGGGAACTTTTTTGCCACCTTTATTTTTCCAACCAATCATTTCATATCCGTCCCAGCATGGGTTGGCTTTTTCTGTAACGTTGGCATAAAGAGCTTTCATGTGCGCTGTTGCGGCAGTCTTACTAGCATGGCATCCAACCAATTCTCCAGTATCTTCTTTAACTACTGCATAGCCTTTGCATCCAGCAGCACCCTGTTCAACTTTCCAAGGCATAATTACCTCCTAATTATTTGGAATATCTTTTTCAAAATCTGTTGGAATGAGTCCATGTTGTTTTGCAACTTCCATTCCTTCTTCACTTAAAGAAAATGTTGCTTCCAGATTGTCGTCATATTCTACTTTCATAAGTCCAGCTTTATATAGACCAATCAAAGTTTCATCAATATGATTCATGTGTGCAGCCCATAGTTCTGGGGCAATTTCTTTTGCCGCTTCTGTTATCTGCAAGATGAACTCTCCACTTTCATCTACCCCAACAACCTCTATAGCGCCTATCTCTATATAACGATCTAAATCTGGCATATTGTTTTCCATTTCTCTCCTTGTGTGGCAAGTAGGACTTGAACCTACGATTGCCGAATTATGAGTTCGGGGCTTTGACCAACTAAGCTATTGCCACGTTGGTACATTATAACGTTTCCGAACTAATATTGTCAATAGATGTTTCTACAACCTGTTGTACATATTCAGAAAAATGTTTTCTAATATTTCCAGCTGGCCTAGAACCAACTTGCTTCCATATCCTAGTATACTCTAATATGTTTGCATATGTAGTTGGACATACCATGATTCCATTAAATTCTCTTAAAACAGTAGGCAATGGGACATGTTTTCCACAGCACTTACACTCTTTTGCTCTTTCTTGATATAGATTTGTCATAGCATCATCATTCTTCCTATTGCATCCTGTAAATCATTTGGCATAGCCTTTGGAGGCTTTATAAGGTTTATTGCCTCTTCTTTTTGCTCCCCAAAATCTGCTTTATAACTCATTGATTCATAAGTATGAATCTCTACTTCTTCATTATTGTCAAACCTGCTCCTGCTAATTGTGTTAAATATTGAACCACAGACAGCATCGGCCAAGTCTTTAGAACCTTTTCTTGGGTGATCTACCTTATCACGCATAATCTTTAACTGCAATAATTCATCGATAAGCAGCGGTATATGTGGCCCGCTCAATCTTTCTTCAAGCACAACCATTGCCATGTCATCGTAATGCTTTTTTGCAACGGATAAAATTTCTGTATTAATTCCATATGTTTTTAATTGCTGCATCATATCGTGAGAATTCCATCTATCAAATGTGCATATTCTAATTCTGAATCCTCTTGTTTTTAACGCAAGGATGTAGTCTTTAACTTCAGTAAAATCAACTGATTTATCTGGAGTTGGTGTCCAGAACCTTACAGCGTCTACTTCTACAACTGGGGCTGGTTGAGAGTATGTATCAGTAACCTTTACGTTTACCCATTTATTAACATGAGACATTGCTACTGCACAATGGTCATGTTTTTGAGCTAGATCAACATGGATAAAGTATTCTTTTTCTGGATCTGGAATAAACCACTCTTCAAGTCTTCCAAAGCTGTCTACTGCAAGATGAGCTTTATTAAAAGCTTTTTCAACCTTTTCTCTTGATTTAAAAAATGCGTCAACCATTTCTGGTGGCATACATGCAAATCTACCAAGGGCATCTAGTCCGTTTTTATAAAAGGGAATCTTAAAATCTTCTAAAGATCTTGTAGGATTAATCTCCCATGTCGGTCTTTTAATTGCAAAAACTTTAGGGACTTTATATGAAATAATGTTATCCTCTTCCCATTCAATTTCAAATTCATTACCCTCAACTCCGTCTGGCAAATCAACGTCCATCTTAAACTTATGTTTTTTAATTATGGTTTCTTTTTCAGCAATGACATTTTCATAAAATTTTTGTATTGGATCTCCCTTAAATCTAGGGAAAGACAAAAGAATTACTTTTCCAAAGTCAGGGAAACGAGAATCTACGGAACCTCTATACATTTCATATATAGCATCAGCAGTTTTTGCTTGGTCATGACCAGTAGTATTTTCAATAGAGAATCCAGAAATTTCATCAAGGACAACTACTATTACGTTATATCCTTCCCATGCTTCTCTTTCTGAGTGTCCAGAATGTACTGTTATGCCTTTATCAAATTTAATTTCAGAAGCTTTTTCTGTATACTTGCCAACAAACCAAGGGGATTTGCTAATTCTTGTTCTAAATCCTTTGAAGAAAACATTGTTTGCCTGTTGTGCGTTAATAGCAATATTTAAAATATCTATTGAGTCGCCAGATGGTTTTCCATAGTATGTAGCAGGATCTTTAAGAGAAAGAAGTAAATAAACTATGTATGCTACAGATATAGTTGAACAATAATCTTTTCCGCTACCCTTACCCAACTGTGCAATAACTTCATTACATGTTTGTTTAAATCTACGCTGCCCCTCTGTCTCTCCAAAAAGTTTTATTAGTGTTGACTCTTTGTAGATCTGGCTGCTCTTCTCAATGAGTGTATACTGGTGCTCCGAAAGTGGAGGGAGGCCAAGGTAATTTGGTGACGTAACAAATGTTCGTAAATCGACTGGTCTTTCATCAAATTCCTCTCCGTCTAGGATATCAATGAGATCATTAAAATTAAGATCCACTGGCTTCCTCTGTATTTATAACTACTGGCTCAACAACTCCTGTTATTTGAGAAAGTCTTTTAGCAACATCCATTTTACACTTAGGACATGATGCCGTAACTTCTTTTAATATGCCAACAAGAATTTCTTGCTTCTTTTCTGTTTCTGCAATTTGCCCAGCAAGTTCTGCGTTATCCAACAAACCAACCTGCTGTAGCATGCCAATTCTTTTTGTTTCTATGTCTGCAATAAGTTTAAGAGAGTTGGCCTTAACATTTAGTTGGCCTTGTCTATCTGCCTCTTCAACGGTGTTCCAGGCTTCTTTAATAAGCATTGCATAATGCTGATCCGCTCCAGAGATAGCTTCTTTTGCACGTTCTCTAGAACTTTGATCATTGTGTACGACATTTTTCCACTCATCAATTAGTTCAACAACTTCTGCCCTTTTAAATCCAGTTATTGTTGCTATCTGAGTTGGATTATTGCCTTTAAGTAGTTCTGAAACTACTTTATTCATGCGATCAAAATGATCAGCTAATTCAATTTCCATATGTATTATTATACTTCTAGTCGACTAAAATATCAACTTGATTTTGATTTGGCAATTTTTAATAGAATTAAATAGCCAATTAAATCATCAATATCATTATCTCCTGGGTAATCCGTACCCTTCATAAGTCTATTTAATTTATCATCTATACGAACATGCAATTGTTCTCTTGGATCCGCCTTTGAAAATATACGAACAGGGTCAAGTGCTGAGTCCCCGTAAGATATATTTTTATCAATAAGCATATGAGCAATCTCATGACATGCTTTCCAAATTCTTGTTCCCGAAGGAGCTGCTGTAGCATGAAGATATAGGTCTTCACAATGAAAATCTTTTACGTCTGCAAATACTGGTTTTAACATTACCGCCTCCTTATTAATCCAAATTGTTCTAGGTATCTTTGTATTGTCATAGCAGAAACTTTACACTCTGCTGCTATTTCTGTAACTGTTTTCTTTTGAACTACATATCTTCTATATAGCCAATCTTTGCTTTGATAAAGTTTCATCGTTCTGTCAACACCGTATTAGAATAGTGGGCAATACCAAAAGCGTCTGCCACATCAAAATCATCTAAAGACAGACTGTATTTTTTATTAAAGTAATCTACAGTCCTTTGTTTTCTGATTTCCCGCATTTTTGCTTTGTACCACGAATCAGCATGTCCTGGATTTTCAAACCTAAGTTTGTCTTTCTCCAACTTTGTTGGGTTTTTATTTCCAATATGTGCCTGCCAAGATGTAGGAGATATAGTAATAACACGAGCACCAGTAGACATAAGCTCAGCAATGACGACACCGTATACATAGGATAATTTTATCACAGCATCTGGCGATTTGACAAATACTGCACCCTCAACAACAATATAATCTGCACTTAATTCATTTAACATTGCATTCATTTTTCTTTTAGCATCATAGATTTTTTCATAAATGTCTTGACCATGCAATTCTAATTTACCCCATTTAATTGGCACATTATTATCCATTAGACAAAATGCTATTGAATTTGTTGATGCATCAATTCCCAAAACTCTAACTGCTTTTGATTTAACTAGATCAGCTAATCCCATCTAACATCTCCTTAAGCTTTTTACGAGTTTCTTTTTTCTCTTTATCTATACAAACAGTACATATTGATTTTTCTGTATATCTACTTAACTGTGCTCCACATAATTTACACCCACGTTTTGCGCCATTCCTAATTGCTTTCTTTTCATAATACTTTTCCATAATTCTTTTGTTTGTTGCAATGCGGCAGCATTCGTCAGAACAATATTTTTGATTATGTGTTTTAGGTGAAAATTCTTTTTTGCAATCTGAATTAGCGCAAATCATTATGCTTTTACCCCCATAGGAGATATTTCAATTGAACCAATGTCTGCAGTTTTAGACCAACAGTCTTTTTTAATTGGACAATATTTACAAGGCGACTTTGTTTTTGTGTAGCCTTCTGGTCTAATTGGCATGTCTCCTTCTTTAAAATTATCCCAAACCAGTTTTAACCACTCAAAAAGATCTTCGATTATCTTTTCATTTTTAGCATTCATTTCTATAGGCATAATAAGAATTTCTTGAGTATTCTTATTTTCATATAGCAAGAACCCTTCTTTTGCCCCTGTGAGTTTCATGTATGTAAGAAGCTGAAATAGGTGATTTTCTGAAGGCTTCATCTCTGCTTGCCTTGTGTCCCACACTTCCTGCTTTGCTGTTTTAATTTCTCCAATAACCGTTTCACCATCGTAGCTCATAACAAGATCCATGAACCCTCTAATTGGTGGGTATTCGTTTTTAATTTCTCTTTCTTCATCAACAAACTCTGGAAATGTTTTAATTAGATCTTGCAATCTTCTATGCGATTGAGTTCCAACAGACATGTTGGCAACATTTGTTGCACTATTTTCATCTATAAAATATGCACCACTAAAAGCCATATACCAATATCTTGGACAATTTCCATGACCATATCCAAAACTACTAGGACTAAAAGAATATTTAGTCATCTCTCCATCTTGTCTTTTAGTGGCAAGGTAGGCCTCGTCTAATCTTTTTCCAAATGCGGCAGCGTCAAACTTACCATTATATTTTTTAAACTTTAAATTACTAATGATATCTTTTGCCATTATATGCTGTACCTAGCCGAATACTTAAGAGCATCAACAAGTCTATCTGTTGCTTCTTTTACAGAATAATATATATTTTTTTTGTTATTATTTACTGTTCCAGCTTTATCTTTTGCAATTGTTGAATAATAAGATGCAAGTATCGCAAGCTTTGCGCTGATTGCTTGTAATTCAATAATTAACATAGGGGCTTTTGCAGATGGAACTTCTGGCTTCATAATCAACTTAACAAGAATCTCTAGAGCTCTATCTAGCTGTTCATCTTTCATAAACTCATGTAGATCATTAAACTCTGTTATTTCGCTTATTAATTCTAACGGACTTTTATCGCTCATAGAAATAACCTTTGCACCATTCCATAACCAAGCCACAATCCAAATATACCCATTAGTCCAGCAAATACTGGTGGCGCTGGAACTGGCAATTTAAATGCGGCAAACACTGCTCCTACACCTGCTCCAGTTAGCGTAGTCATAATAATTTCTTTAATCATTGTTTTCCTCCCAACAGTTAATTAACTGCTCTAATAATGTCCATTCAATTACTGCAAGCCTTGTCTTTGGTCCTTCTCCGCCAAGTATAAGCTTTAAAACAGGCATCTTGTCTCTGCTTACTTTAAATGTATCAGTACAAATTTTTGCCCAAATATCTGTAGAAATAGATATAGACTTTTCATATTCTTTATAATCTACAACAAAATCTTTCCATGAGGCATCACCCTTTTGATATTTTCCTCTACCAGAATTTTTGTGACCTTTTGCGTTGTCTCTTTTAATTTCTCTTCGTTCAGACATTATTTAAAAGGAACTGATGAAACATGGCCCATAGGACATGTCCAGACCAGTTTTTCCTCCTTATGTTTAAAAAATGCAGTATTTAATTCAGCGTTACATTCTTGACACATAAAAGATCCACCAACTACTGGAACATCTTCATCAATATACATCTCTGTGTTTTTTGATTCTGGCTCTTTGTTTGTCAAAAAATCATTAAGATCTGGCATATATCTTCTCCCTTAAATCATTAACTACTTCTTCATTAGACTTAAGGTATTCTAATGCCTTAGCACGACCTTGAAATCTTTCTTTACCAATTGTGTACCATGCTCCACCTTTTTCTATGAGCCCGTACATTTCTGCAACATCTAAGGTTTCGCCAACTTGATCTATACCAATAGCTTCCCCTTGGTAATAAAAGTCGTATTGTCCTGATAAATTTGGGGGGCCTTGTTTGTTGTAATCAATAATCCAATTAACTGGTCTTCCGACTCTCTGTTCGATAATTTTGTCG